TTGATTTTTCTAAACATGCACCTAGAAAGTATCAACCCTTTGAGTATGATGTAAATGAACCAAGTAAACCTGGTTCTGAGCATGTACAAGATTCGTTGTTTCAAATGGCTGACGAAAAAGATTATTAATGAGCCTTGGACCCAAGAGCAATTTTATACCTGTCATTTATGCAGGCACTAAAAAGAAAAAGAAGAAAACCCAGAGGAGAAAAAATGGACATAAAAAAAAGATACATGGAAGGCGAACTAGCACCTGATGCACCTAAGAAACCAAATGAACCTATGGAGTTCAGTGGTGGATACAGTGGACCTAAATTAGGACCAGATGTAGAAGGTAAAGCTAAGAAAGCTAACAATAAAGTTGATCCAGCAATCTTTAGAATGGCTGAAGAAAGAGATTACTAATCTAAATGCAAGAAGAAGATAAAACTAAAAATGGCGGCTACGAAGCCGAGGGGAATGCTTTAGTTGGATTAATCCGAGAGAGATTCTATCAAGCAGAAACATCTAAAGTCTATGATGAGAAAAGATGGTTAAAGGCTTATAGAAACTATAGAGGATTATATGGTCCAGAGATGGCATTTCGTGAGAATGAAAAGTCTAGAGTATTTGTTAAAATAACAAAGACTAAAGTTCTTGCTTCGTTTGGTCAGATCATTGAGGTTTTATTTTCTCAAGGTAAGTTTCCTTTAGGAGTATCTCCCACTTCTGTACCAGAAGATATAGCAGAGAGAGCACACTTAAATCCTAAACAACCTGAACAATCACAACAATCAGATCCATATGGATTTGCAGGTGATGGTGTAAATATTCCACCAGGTGCAACTGTAAATGATTTAATGAAAAATTTAAATCGTGATTACGAAAATTTAGGTTTTAAAGAAGGTCCATCAAATATAGGTGGCCCACAAATAGAGCCAGCACGAATGGCTGCAGAAGAAATGCAAAAACTTCTACATGATCAACTAGAAGAAAGTAAAGCTATAACAATTATGCGTCATGTATTTTTTGAGATGGCATTACTTGGTACAGGAATATTAAAAGGACCATTTACAGATTTAAAAGAATATAATTCATTTGATACAGCTGAAGATGATCAAGGTAATAAAATAAATATTAATGTTAAAAAATTAAAAACAATTCCAAGTATTGAAGCAGTATCTTGTTGGGATTTTTATCCAGATCCAAATGCTACTAATATAAATGATTGTGATTATATAATACAAAGACATTCTTACAATAAACAACAGTTCCAAGATCTAGCAGAAAAACCAATGTTTGATTCTGAAGCTGTTATGGAATGTTTACAAGAAGGACCTAACTATCAGACAAGAGGATTTGAATCATCTTTATATGATAGAGAAAATATACAAAGTATTTATAAAAATAGATTTGAAGTATTAGAATATTGGGGTATAATAGATAAAAAAACTGCTGATGAGTGTGGTATGACCTATGAAGGTACAGGTGATGTTATATCTGTTAATGTTTGGATATGTGGTAATAAAGTTTTAAGAATGGTAGAAAATCCATTTACTCCAAGTAGAATACCTTATTTAGTTTGCCCGTATGAATTAAATCCTTATCAGTTTTTTGGTGTTGGTATTCCAGAAAATATGGAAGACTCACAGATGGTTATGAATGGTCATGCAAGAATGGCTATTGATAACTTAGCTCTTGCAGGTAATCTAGTATTTGATGTTGATGAGACAATGCTAGTACCTGGTCAAGATATGAAAGTATTTCCTGGTAAGATATTTAGAAGACAGAGTGGACAAACAGGACAGGCAGTGCATGGAGTTAAATTTCCTAATACTGCATATGAGAATTTACAAATGTTTGATAAGTTTAGACAGTTAGCTGATGAGGCAACTGGTATACCTTCATATTCACATGGAGCAACGGGTGTACAATCTACAACTAGAACAGCATCTGGTATGTCAATGCTTATGGGTGCTGCAGCATTAAGTATAAAAACAGTAATTAAAAATATTGACGACTATTTACTTAAACCCCTAGGACAATCTTTATTTTATTGGAACATGCAGTTTAATGAAGATGCTCCGCATATTAAAGGTGATCTAGAGATTAAAGCTCAAGGCACTTCTTCTTTGATGCAGAAAGAAGTAAGATCTCAAAGACTAATGACATTTATGCAAACAGCAGCTAATCCTGCACTTGCACCATTTGTTAGATGGCACACATGTTTAACTGAAATAGCTAAGTCTTTAGATATTGATCCAGATCAATTAATTAATGATCCAGAAAAAGCTGCGATCTATGCACAAATAATGGGAATGGCAAATGGAAATCAAAATAATACAGCCGCTGCTAGAGGACAAGACCAAATGGGACAGACTGGTCCAGTACCTCCAGGAGCTTCGCCAACAGATCCAACGGGAGCTGGAGGTGGCAACATCGGTACAGGTGATGTACCAATGCCAGGGGAAGCTGGCTTTAGTGCGGCAAATACTCAACCTGGAAGAGGCGAACAAACGCAATAAGAATGGCAATATTTAATCCAAATAGAAAACAGGGTGGAACTATTGAATTAGTTCGTGATGCTCAAGGTAATTATACTACTAAAGAAGTTGGATTTAATACGTTAGCTAGTTTATCTATACCAGATTTTAAAACAACTACAACACCTACAACTACTACAACAGATACTAAAACAGCTACTGATATCACTGGTGATACAACAGCTACACAAACTCAGATGGCATTTCAAATGCCAGATAGAGATGATAATCAAATAGACACTACAGATAGTATGTTACAAGAAGCTAGAAAAACTAGTGGCATGTTATCTGATACTTTTGATTCTCCAGAAATGAGAAGAAGAGATGAGGCAAAAATTACATCACCATTAGATATTCGATCTCCAACAGAAAGAGTATTTAATAGACCTAACATGGGAGAGGTTGCTGGTGATAGGCGAATGACAGCAGAGGAAGCTGCACCACAAGAAAATATATTATCAGATGTTTCTTTAAAAGATCCAGCAGTTACTTCTGCTAATGTTCAAAGAGGAGCAGTTGAAGCACCAGGTATTAACTTTGATTTTTTAAAAGGTGATAGATTTAAACAAGGCACACCATCTACTAATGCAGCTGCTAGAGCTGCTATGACAAGTGATGTTGCAATGCGTGGTGATGCTATGACACAACAAGAAATACCAGATAGAAATAGAGGACAACTAGGTGTAAGAACAGCTAAACCAGCAGAAACAGCTTTAGATATGGATAGATTTGAAGGTGTATCTAGAATGGGTACATTAGCAGATAAAGATGTTAAAGATGTTAAACCTGTAAAAAGAAATGCATTAGAAACAGTTAGCACATCTTTAAAATCAGCATTTCAAAATATTAAAACACCTACTATGATGGTATTAGATGCTATAACACCAGATCCTACAGCTGTTAATAAACATGATACTAGTTATTTTACAGATAGAGGTGATGGTAGAATTGGTGGTAATCCAGCTACAGATTTATATGCAGGATTTAATAGAGTATCAGCTTTTGGTAATTTAGAAAAAGCTGGAGAAAAACGGATTGCAAGGAGAGAAAAAACTATTGCTACAAAAAATGTATCTCAAAAATTTATTGATGATACAAATAGAATGAAAGATCAACAAAGTAGTTACAAAGCATCTTTAGATAAAAATGTAACCACAAAAAGAGAGGCTGCTAGAATGAATCAACCAGGTAGTGGTGGAGATACAAGTGGTAGAAGTGGTGGTAAAATAGTTTGTACTATGATGAATGAATCATATGGCTTTGGGTCATTTAGAAATAAAATATGGTTAAGACATTCTAAAAACTTAGCACCAGAATATCAAATAGGTTATCATAGAATATTTTTACCATTAGTTAAAAAAGCAAAAACAAATAAAGTTCTTAAAAAAATATTAGAACATATCGCTATACATAGAACTATAGATATTAGACAAGAAGAAAAAAGTAAAATACATTTATTAGGTAGAGTGTATAGAAAAATATTAGAACCAATATGTTATTGGGTAGGTAAGATATAATGGCTATTAAAGATATGAAAGGAACAGTAAGTAAAGGTAGACCTACAATGACTGGTATGATGAATGAAAGACCAGTATCTAGAGCACCAGATATGTCTGCTATAAAAATGCCAACAGAATCAAAACAAGTTGCAAAAAAACCTGCACCACAAAGTACGCCTAGAGAAGAAGGTTTATTAAATAAAGTACAAAATTTAACAAATGAAGATAAGGCTGTATTAGCTACAGTCCTATCTCCATCTGTTAGCAAAGTCTTAAGTAAGATTGCACCAGACTTAAACCCTCTGTTAACGCAGTTTACTAAAGATGAAGAAAATGTTGTTCTTCCAGTTTCTGTAGTAAAAAATTTTGCTACAAGAAAATATCCTGGAACTGAACAGGAATCAGTACAAAGTTTTGTATCTGATTTAGCTGGACAGATGGAACAAACAACAACTGTGCCACCTGATACACAAATGGTACAAGCACCAGAGTCTGATGTTAATTATGATGCAATAGATTCTGATACAATGTCTGTATAGTATCAGCCCACAAACAATTATGGAATCGAGCTACCCTTATCCATAAGGCACTCAACCAATAGGTAAAAATAATGGAAGAAGAAAAAAAAGTTTCTGAAGAAACTGAAATTAAAACACAAGTAGCAAATCCTTATAAAAAAGACTATGGAGAAAATGATCCAGAGACTGAGGCGTTTGCAAAAGGTGAATTATCTAAGTTTCATAGGGAACAAAAAGAAAAGGAAGCAGAAGCAGCAACCGAACAGAAGGACACCGATGTATCTGAAGAGACTGCAGACAACACAGATAAAAAGGCTACTCCTATCGCTGAACGCCCTGCAAAAGCTGAAGATCGTGTTTTTAAAAAACGTTATGACGATTTGAAAAAGCACTATGATTCTACAATTAATAAACACAAGGAAGAACTTAATTCTTTGCGTACACAATTAGAATCTAGCAATAATCAATTTGTGCCACCTAAATCTAAATCAGAGTTAGAGGCATGGAGAAAAGAGTACCCTGATGTCTATGATATGGTAGAGACTATAGCAATGGACAAAGCTACTACTCGTACTGCAGATCTTGAAAATAAATATAAAGATTTACAACTCCAGCAAGAACAAATTGCAAAAGAAAAAGCCGAAGTAGAACTTTTAAAAATTCACCCAGACTTTAATGATATTCGTCAAGAAGACGATTTTCATGCTTGGGCTGAACAACAGGATCCTACTATTCAAGGTTGGTTGTATGAAAATACATCTAACTCAAAGCTAGCTGCAAGAGCTATTGATCTATATAAAATGGATCGTGGCTTAAGTAAGTTAACTAAAAAAGAAGAAAGGGATGTTAAAAAAGAAGCTGCTAAAGCAATTTCTAAAACTAAAAAAGCTACTGATTCTGATATACCAAAGAAAAAGATTTGGACAACTAGTGAGATTGAAAAATTAAAACCTCATCAGTTTGAAAAATTTGAAAAAGAGATTGACCTTGCTCGTTTAGAAGGTAGGATTGAACAACGTTAACAATCTAACTAAACAATAGGAGGGTACGACCATGGCTTTTGGAAGTGCTAGTGGATATAACAACCTTTCACAAGGAAATTTTACTCCACAAATCTT